AATTGACTATTACGAAACTTCACCGATTGGTAATTTAAGTTTTAAAGTAAAAGAAGATTCTCCTGTTCGATTAAATCAAGATCCTGCATATTCGCAGTATTCAGGTAGCCAAAAACATAAACAGGCGGGTAATCAACCTTTAGATGAAATAGGCTCAGAGTATCGTGAGATTGTGGTGGAAGCAGGACCTTTACCAGGTGAGACAAGACCCTATGTACAAAGTGGACATTATAGTGAACCTAATGTAATCGGGTTTACTCGTGTTGCAAACTATACAGGTAAAGATGGTAATCCGATCGCAGTCATTCAAGAAATGCAAACAGATATGTTGACCACTGTTCGTAAAGAACAAGAACGTCTACAAGCATTACTTGGAAGAATAAAAAATTACAAAGCATCTGCAGAACAAAAACTACAATCTGCAAGCGAGTATGATATTTCAATGGGGCAACAAATGCTTCAGACTTTAAATCAAACATATCCTCCAACAGTCATGAAAACTTTAGAGGAAAATCAAAACTTGATAAAACCTTTTCCTAATGAAGCTGGTAAAGAATTAATTCCTGGATTTTCTGCTGACATTCAAAACTTACAAAAACAAATTGATGCTGCAGTAAAAGCAGATATTGCTCAAACTAATCCTGAGACAGGATTTTTACTAACACAAATAAACAATCAACAGATGGAGGTATTAAATAAATTACAAGATTTAAATCGTTCAGGTGAGATTGATCAAATATTAGGTGGAATAAAAGTACCTCAGACAGCTGAGACGGAAGATCTTGCACGTATTGCAAGTGATCCTAACCCCGCTACTTTAGTAGATGGTTTTTCTTATGGTCAAAAAGATTTAACTTTATTTCCCCCTATACCGTTTAACAAACAACCGGACTATGTTGATTTATTATTGAAAGCAACAATCAAAGATGCACAATCAAAAGGTATTAATAAAGTTGCTATTTACCCTGCTAATTTAGTTAACAGACGTTGGAATAAAACACCAGGTTCCCCTGAAGGAAAAAAGTTTGAAGATTTATATGGCAAAGTAGCTATTCAACAAATGAAAAACATTGCAAAGAAATATGGTGGCACAGCACAGTTTGAAGTTATTATGGATCCTACAAAAGCATCAAAGGGTCTTAGATACTATAATAGAAATATTGACGGCAACAAGTTTGACATTTTAAAAGAAGAAGTGCCTCGACCAGATTTAAGTGAGAGAGAAGTTCAACCTTTCTTTGATGAGCAAATTAAAAGAATGGTAGAGGGTGAGGAGGATTTTAGAGTGGCCTTGACAAGAGAGATAGCTCCAGGTCAAACCATGGATTATTTTGTTTTAAACGCAGATAATGATAAAGGGTATATATTACAACCCTTTAAACAAGGTGACGAATTAGAAGATGCACAGATAGTAATAGAAGAATTTAACCCACAAGAAATTAAAATGTTTACAGTGACACTCGATTCACCACAGGCAGAACAACCGATGTATCTGTTTAAGAAAAAATCTGGTGGAAGTATTGACAAAGATAGTTTAGTTTCAATCACAGATATATACGGAGAATATGGCAGATAAATTTGACAGTACAGCAGATACCCCTTACCTAGCACGTGAGGCGGGTGGTCCTGAGGAAGATGATGTTCAAGTTGAAGAAACTGGAACAACAGTAGATCTCACTAATAACGTTGATGAAAATGTAGAGATAGAGGCAGACGGTTCTGCAATCATTAATCCTGAGGAAGAATTACAACCTTCTACTTTTACATCTAACCTTGCGGAAGTTTTAGATGAGGGTTATATGCAATCAGTTGCAAATGAACTTGTTGATAAAATTGATAATGATAAATCAACACGTGAAGATTGGGAACAAGCTTACACTAAAGGTTTAGACCTTCTTGGTTTTAAATACGAAGAAAGAACAAGACCTTTTAGAGGTGCAGCAAGTGTACATCATCCTGTTCTTGCTCAAGCGGTTACACAGTTTCAGGCAATGGCTTATGTGGAATTATTACCCAGTGATGGCCCTGTAAGAACACAAGTCGTAGGTGCAAACTCAACTCAACTACAACAAGCAGCAGAGCGTGTAAAAGATTACATGAACTATGAGATCACTCATGTCATGGAAGACTACAATCCAGAAATGGATCAATTACTTTTTCAACTGCCTTTGTCAGGTAGTGCTTTCAAAAAAATATATTTTGATGAAGTTTTAAATAGAGCAACATCTAAGTTTATACCTGCAGAGGATGTCATTGTTCCTTATGGTTGTTCAGACTTAGATACTTGTGAAAGAATTACACAAGTTTTAAAAATGTCTCTTAACGATTTAAGAAAGAAACAAGTTTCTGGATTTTATCTTGATGTCGATCTTCAAGGATATGATGGTTCTAACGAAAACGGTTTACAAGAAAAGAAAGATCAAATAGATGGTGAGTCACCAGGATCATATGCTGCTGATGATATGGCTGAACTTTATGAAATTCATGTTGACTTAGATCTAGAAGGTTTTGAAGATATTAATCCAAGAAATGGTGAGCCTAGCGGAATCAAATTACCTTACATTGTAACGATAGACAGAAGCAGTCAAAGAGTTTTATCAATATACAGAAATTATAATGAGGGTGACCCAATCAAAAAAAGAAATGAGTATTTTGTTCATTACAAGTTTTTACCGGGTTTAGGTTTCTACGGTTTTGGTTTAATTCACATGATTGGTGGATTGACCAGAACAGCAACTTCAGCATTGAGACAATTATTAGATGCGGGTACGCTTTCTAATTTACCTGCTGGTTTTAAATCACGTGGTTTAAGGATACGTGATGATGATCAACCATTACAACCTGGTGAGTTTAGAGATGTTGATGCACCTAATGGAATTATTCGTGAAGCATTAATGCCTCTGCCTTACAAAGGTCCAGATCAAGTCTTAATGCAACTTTTAGGTTTTTGTGTCGATGCAGCAAAACAATTTGCAACTGTCGCCGATATGCAACTGTCTGAAATTGGTAGTTCACAAACTCCTGTTGGCACAACGATGGCTCTTATGGAACGTGGCACAAAAGTTATGTCTGCTGTACATAAAAGATTACATTACGCACAGAAAAAAGAATTTGAATTATTAGCTAGAATTTTCAAATTAGTTTTACCACCAATGTATCCATACAATGTTACAGGTGGTCCAAGACAAATTAAGCAAATAGATTTTGATGATAACATTGATATCTTACCTGTATCTGACCCAAACATTTTTTCAATGTCTCAACGTGTGACATTGGCACAAAATCAATTACAACTAGCACAATCAAATCCACAAATGCACAATCTGTATGAAGCATACAGAAGAATGTACATAGCTTTAGGTGTCAAAGATGTAGAACAAATATTACCGATACCAAAAGGACCACAACCAATGGATCCTGCAATGGAACATAGTGTTGTTTTACGTAATCAACCACTACAAGCTTTTCCAGATCAGAATCATGAACTACATATTAAAGCACACAGAGCATTCATGTCATCAGTATTGGTAAAATCTAATCCAATGGCAGTCATGAATTTAGTTTCACATATCAATCAACATGTATCATTACTTGCAACTCAAGTTGTTGATCAAGCAATGGTAGAAGAAGCAGAAAAATTACGTCAACAATTTGGTGATCAAGTGCCACCAGAGGCATTACAAGCACTACAAATGCAACGTGCAATAAAAATTGACGAAGAAATTGTAAAGATTACCGAACAAATGGTAGGCGAAGAGTCAGAAGCTTTACAAGATCAGAACATGGACCCCTTAGTTTTACTTAAACAACAAGAATTAGCTATGAGACAACAAGAAATGGAGTTAGATGCACAACTAAAAGGTGAAAATCAAGCTCTAAAAGAGAATCAATTTGACTACAAACAGGTTTTAGACGCACAAAAGTTGAAAAAAGACTATGATTTGGCTAATTTACGTGCTGATGTAGCTTTGGAGAGAGCAAATGCCCCTAAACAAGAAGGGTAAAAAGATAAAAAAGGCCATGAGTAAGACATATGGCAAAAAAGAAGGCGCAAAAGTCTTCTATGCAAGTATAAACAAGGGAAAAAT